TTTACGGGTCAAAGGTTTTCAACTTTTTCAGAAACAAGACGAATAACCCCCGATGCTAATTATTTTTTCAATAACCTTGGAAAGGTTTCCGCGGTATTTACTGATGGAACAAACGTTAGTCGTTCAATGACGTTGAATGATGACGGGACAAGCATTGATATAACAATAAGTGGTCAAATATCAGATCAAGACATTACCGATACTTTGACAATCACGGGGAACGCGATCACATCAAATGACGCCACGGGATTACAATCGGGGGTGACTATTTCAACCGCCGAAACAATTGCGGGTTATGCAACTTATTTATTTACGGGACAATATATTTCCAAGCCTTCGGATTCTAGTATTTTTGACGGTCGTTTTGTGATTGATGCGGTTTCGATTGATGGGACAAACACACCCGTGAATTGGGTGTTTCCCGAACCCGTTGAAGGGGATGTTGAAACAACACAAATCACATTAAGGTTTGCGGGTAATTATTCTTATGGCGGGGTGAGATACGCAAAAGTAAGATTTAAATCAAAATCAAGTGGTACAATTTTACATACTTTAACAATAACACAACCTTCATTAGTCGTATAAATGGGAAAGATTAGAAATTTACAATTGGATTATTTAGAAGGCGGATCGGAAATGATTGATTTCAAAATATTTGATTCGGATGGGACTTATGTCCGAACCGATAATGAAGATATTTTATATAAAACGCCTTTGGATTTAGTTCCATTAAATATGGATTTAATCAAGGAATATGAACGTCCATTGCAAAAGGTTATTTTTGAAACATCATTATCAAATTTGTTTTTCAAGAATAAGAACGCGCATTTTTTACACGGTGATGAAAATTTTGTGATTCAAACACCCGACGCGAATACAACATCGGAAATCATTTCAGATACAAATGAACCCGTCAAAGCATTAAGCGGTGATAAATATTTTAAATCCACAAATCAAACTTTGGACACGGGTGCAATTGCAATGTTGACTATTTCAAGGGCGGATTACACTTTTCCACAAGGGAAACCAATTAAAGTTGGTTTTAATTTTTATTTGGCGACAACTGATAAAACCGATAAATATGAACTTGCATTAAAAGCGGGATTACAAGAAACGTATTCGGTTGGAAGTGGTTATTTAAAGGAATATGATTTTGACAATGACGAATGGATCAATTACAACGGTTCAACAAATAATATGAGTACAAAAACCATTGAAACCGCAACGGTTAATTCATGGGGTAAATTTACGGCCGACATTGGGCCTTATTTGTCAAGTTCATCGGATGATGATGTTTATATTGATATTACAATCGTAAAGCCTAAAAACGTACCATCGGGAACTAATTCAGATTTTTCCGCCATTTATATTGACAACTTTTTCATTGCCGAAACGGTTGATTTTAGTGATAATAAAATGACGGCGATTAGAAAACAAAATCCAAGTAATGGAACGTTTTCCGCCAAACTAGAAGTCAAAGACAATATTTTGTCAAATGAAGCGGAAACCGCGGATTATTTCATTGGACGTATTGAAGGCGATTTTAAGCGTCAAAGGGATTCAGTTGGAAAGAAATTGGAACAATGTATCACCGCGGAAATTTTAAACGATTATAGACGCCATTTAAACCGTTATGAAGGGACATTTCGGGATTTAAAAACCGAACCAATGGGTTTTCACAATAAAATCCATATTGATTTCGGTGATCAAGTATTTCAAGAAGATGCAAGTTGTTACATTGATTCAATGAAATTCGATGTTAAGGCGGCGGAATATGATATTACAATGCACGTCCCAAATCAAGATGATGACGTGGGTTCAACTTATAAAACTTTGTTCGAATAAACAACATCCTTTTTTGTTTGTCGGCCCCCATTGTCATTCGTGGCGTGGGGGTTTTTTTTGCTTTTTTTTAAAATAAATTAAAAAAATATTTGCAGGTTAAAAGATTTTTTTTATCTTTACAAAGTAAAACAATAACAATTAATACAAACAATTATGCAACTTAAATTTAAACAATCAATTATCGACAGAGTAAACGACAACTGGCTAACTAAAGAGAATGCCATTGAATTTGAAAACTGCCAAACAGATTCAGACAGATGCTTAACCTTCGTTAGAGTGTCTAATATGACAGGAGATGAGCAAATGTTAGCTGGAATTATAGCTAATGATGCAACAATCCAAATATTTAAAAACAGAAAATAATTAATCAACAGGGGCAGAAATGCCCCTTTAAAAACAATTAATTATGACAAAAAAAGAATCTTATATCACAAATCAAGAATTGGCGGAATACACGTTCGAACAATTAAATGAACGATTAACTTTGTACACCGATCTTTTCAACCAAGTGAATTCAGTAAGAAGAAAAGCCGCCAAAAAGGGACAATTTGTTTTGTCTGATGATTTAAGGATTACGGCGCAATATATTTCAAACACCTTAAAAAACATTAATTTTTATTTAATCAAAAGTAAGTAGTATGAACAAATTCGAAGTCGAATTCATCGACGATTTAAAAAGACTGGGTTTCACCCGTCAAAGGATTTCCGAAACATTGGGAATTACAATCACCACATTGAAAACGAAGTTAAGGAACCCCGATTCGTTTTCAGTTGGTCAAATCAAACAATTAAAATCAACGGGGTTCAATCTTAAAAATTTAGATTTATGAAAATGAAATCGGTAAACATTAAAGGAAGCCAGTACATTACAGTAAATGAACGATTGAAATTTTTCCGTTCGGAAGATGTTTTCAATGGTTGGCGAATCAATGAAGAATTGATTGAAATAAATGACAAAGAAGGGATTTTCAAAACAACCATTTATGATTCAGAAGGAAATCCAATTGTTTCGGCGCATTCGCAAGAATATCGCGACAATTCTTATATCAACAAAACATCGTTTCTTGAAAATGGTTTCACGTCGTCATTGGGCCGCGCCCTTGGTTATTTAGGAATTGGAATTGACGCGTCAATTGCTTCAAAAGATGAAATCCAAACGGCGCAAAAAAATCAAGATGAACGCCCGTGGTTATCAGAAGAACAATTTCAAAAAACCTTAAAAGGAACAAAAGAACAAGCCGAAAAAGTAGTGGCGGCTTTTAGAATGAAAAAGGACTACAAAACACAAATTTCAAATAAATTTAAATTTTAATTATGGCAACATTAGCAAGTGGATCAATCAATTTAAGTAAGATTCAAAAGGACAAATTAATTGACGGAAAGACGGGGAAATGGTTACCCTTAAATTTTTCAATCAATGACGAAGCGGATCAATATGGAAACAATGTTTCGATTTCAATCGCTCAAACAAAAGAAGAACGTGACGCAAAAACACCCAAAGTTTATTTAGGGAATGGAAAGGTGGTTTGGACAAACGGAACAAACGTTGACGTTCCGCCGCGTGACGGTCAAGCATCAGCACCACAACAAACAAAAGTTGAGGTTGAAAATGATGATGATTTACCATTCTGAATGATAGGGGGGGCATTGTCCCCCTTTTAAATTTTTTTATTATGGAACAAGATATTGAATTTTTACGCGCACAAAATGAATTCTTAAAAGAACAATTAGCGAAAACATTAAATCACTTGACACTTTTAAAGGGTCAAATCGAACAACAAAAAAGGATATTAAATGAATACGAACAAACAATCAACAATCAAAACAAGGGTTGAATCTAACGAAAAATATCATTCAACCGATGCGATTTCATCAAGTGGATTGAAATCAATTTGGAAAAATAGCTATTCAGTAAAACAATTTTTAAATGAAAAATATAAACCTTCAAAGGCTTTTGAAATCGGTACGGCAATACATACTTTGTGTTTGGAAGGCCGTGAAAAATACGATCAAGAAAATTATGTCATTACCGAAAAGATTGATCGCCGAACAAAAGCGGGTAAAGCGGCAATGGAACACCATAATGAAGCGGGTAAAGGAAAAACCATAATTGACGCCGATGACCATTATATGATTGAAGAATTATTTAAAAACTTCAATCGTAATAAAAAGGCGGTTGAATATTGTCAAGGGACGGTTGAATTGTCCCATTACACGCAATTTAATGGCGTTGATGTCAAGGTTCGCCCCGATTGTATAAACGTAGAAAAAGGGTTTATTTCAGATATTAAAACAACCCAATCCGCAAACCCAATTGATTTCAAACGTGAAATTTTTAAATATGGGTATCATTTACAAGCGGCATTTTATTCGGACGCCCTTGGGGTTCCCGTTGAAAATTTTCGATTTATCGCAATGCAAAAAACTTATCCATTCACCGTTGAGGTTTACGCGTTAAGTGATGACACCATTGAAAGGGGCCGAAATGCTTATGAAAAGGCAATGATTCATTGGAAGGCGTATTTGGAAACTGGAATTCCCACCGATTTTATTTGGAATGATTACGACGATAACGCAACTATAAAACTTTAAAGATGAATTTAAAAAAGATTAAACAAGTAGTTGAAATGAACACAAATGTCAAGGATTTAAGTGTTCGAAGTAGAAAACAAAATTTAGTTGATGCAAGAACAATTTATTTTGTATTAGCGAAAAGATTAACAACTTTCAGTTATTCAATAATTTCTGAATTGGTAAATCGGGATCATTCGTCAGTTACTCACGGGATAAATGAAATTTATTCGGGGTGGTTATTGACGCCAAATAACTTCAAAACGCAATTACAATTGATTGATGCCATTGAAAAACAAATTATGGATATTAATTCAGTTGATGAAAGTGATGGCGATTTAGTAAAGAAAATTTTGCATGAATACGAAATAAAACTTATTATTAAGAATAAAATAATTGATTCTTTAAATGATCGCATTGAATTTTTGGAAGGACGCGTTCAATATTTAAAGAAATATGAACCAATTTGGTAATGAAAAACAACCCGTTTCAAAAATACTTGTCAAAAGAAGATCATTTGCAAAACGCCGTGATGACTTACATCAATACACAATATAAAGACGTTTTTGCCATTCACGTCCCAAATGAGGGAAAACGATCACCATTTGAAAGATACAAGTTTAAATTTTTGGGCGGGTTCGCGGGAATCCCCGACATTCTAATTTTTCACCAAAATGGAAATAAATGCGGTTTAGCTATCGAATTAAAGGTCGGATATAATAAACCAACGGAAAACCAAAAAAACGCTTTTAAACGTCTTAAAAAGGCAAATTGGGAAGCCGAATGGGTCAACACCTTTGACAAAGCAAAAGAATTAATTGATACATATTTAAAATGACGGCATACAAAAAAATATTTTGGAATGAAGAAACCCAACGGATCAAATGGACTCAAAACGTATCATTTGAAGGTTTTGCAAATTATGAATTTGTTGGATATTCAACACGGGCCGAATTGGATTTATTGATTGAAGTGTTGTGGGAATTATTTGAAGAAGATGAAATTACAATCCAACAATTTGAAATGGTTTTTGGCGATATTCGTACATTTTGCGATAAAATAAAAGAAATTGTGGAAAACGCTTAAAAACAAACAACCAGACAAACAAAACAATGAATCGATCTTATTACGCAATTATTCCCGCCGATGTTAGGTATAATGAAAACTTGACCCCAAACGCAAAATTATTATTTGGCGAAATAACCGCCCTTTGCAATGAAAAGGGATTTTGTTGGGCCACCAATGAATACTTTTCTAAACTTTATAAGAAGTCAAAACAATCAATTTCAACTTGGATTTCACAATTAGAAAAAGAGGGTTTTATTTCAATCAAATTTGATTACAATAAAGATGAAAAAAACGTTTCATCAAGAATAATTACCCTTCAAAAAAACTTGATGCCCCCATCAAAAAAACTTGAAGGGGGGGTTCAAAAAAACTTGAAGGATATATATAATATATATAATAATAATAATATTACAAAAGAATATAGTGTAAAATCAAAAAGTCAAAAGAAATTTACTGATTTTCCAACACAAGTTCAGAAATCTTTTTCGCCAATAATAGAATTATTTCCCGAATCTTCACGTCCAAAATCAAAAGCGCAAAAACGTAATTGGGCGGATTGTATTGACAAACTTCAAAGGTTAGATGGTTATGACCCCCGTAAAGTTTATTTAATAGCGAAACGGGCGCGTTTAGATGACTTTTGGGGGGATAACTTCCTTTCAATTTTAAAGTTGCGTAAAACGGATAAAAATGGCGTTAAATGGATTACACGTTTTGAACAGAAATTCGGAAAAGATATTGACTTTTGATAAATATTAAAATTAGAAAAGACGTCATTGAATATTCACGTCAATTGGTAAGAAAAGTTGATTATGGCCAAAGGGGTCATTTTGACGGTACAAAGGCGGAACAATTTATCGGAATAGTTGCCGAAAATACCGTTCGCGATTATTATGGTTATGAATTAATGAAACCATCTAAAAACTGGGATGGCGGATTTGATATTAAATGGAATGGATATAAAGCCGATATTAAAACAGTCATTCTAACAGTTGAACCAAAGTCAAATTACATTTGCAATTTTTATGAAGTGCAAAAAAAACATCAATCAGATGCTTTTATATTTACATCATTAAATACAAAGGAAAAAATATTGACAATTTGCGGTTGGATTGAAAAAGAAGAATTTTTTAAAAAGGCGCAAAAATTTGAAGTAGGATCAAAAAGATTTAGAAGTGATGGTTCACATTTTACATCGACAACAAATCATTTTGAAATAAAAATTTTGGATTTAAACAATCCTTTACTTAATTTCGAAATCAACAATTAATTTTTAAACAATGGAAAAATTTATCGAACTTGGAATTCAAGTCAAAAACCGTGGCGGCGAACAAAAAACGTTTTGTCCAAAATGCCACGATCAGCGAAAAAACAAATCAGATAAATCTTTATCAGTAAACATTGAAAAAGGTGTTTACAATTGCCATAATTGCGGGTGGGGTGGGAATACTAAATTCACCCAAAAGAAGGAATTTATTAAACCCGTTGAAGTCAAATCGGAACTTTCAGAACGAACGATTTCTTATTTTAAAAAACGCGGAATTTCCGAATCAACATTAATTCATTGGAAGGTTGGGGAATCAACCGAATATTTTCCGCAAGTTCAAAAGAAACGCAAAGCGATTAATTTTAATTATCACCGTGAAGGCGAATTAATCAATGTAAAATATCGCGATGGGGAAAAGAATTTTAAAATGGTTTCGGGTGCTGAATTGGTTTTTTATGGCCTTGACAATCTTAAATCAATGGATAAAATTTACATTGTCGAAGGCGAAATGGACGCGTTGTCATTACACGAAGCGGGGATTTATTCCGTTTGTTCAGTTCCAAACGGTGCATCAAAAGGAAATCAGCGTTTAGAATACCTTGATAATTGTTGGGAATATTTTGACAAGAAAAAAGAAATTATTCTTTGCACCGATAACGATGAAGCGGGGTTGATGTTGCGTAATGAATTGGCGCGTCGATTCGGCCAATACCGTTGCAAATACGTTGAATTTGGCGATTACAAGGATGCCAATGACGTATTAGTCGCAAAAGGGGCGGAAATGTTACGCAATTTGATAAAAGAAACTAAACAATTTCCAATCGAGGGGGTTTTGAATATCAATGATATTTGGCAAAACGTACTTTCTTACAATGAAAACGGCGTCAAAAATTATTCAATTGGGTTGGGCCACGATAATAATTTTAAACTTTCATTTGGTGAATGGACGGTGGTCACGGGGATTCCTAATTCGGGAAAATCAGATTATGTTGATCAACTTTGTTGCAACCTTGCATTGAAACACGATTTTCGAATTGCAATGTTTTCACCCGAATCATTTCCTTATGAAGGACATATTAAAAGAATTGCAAACAAACTGAATGAAAGAAATTGTGACAATGAAACATTGAATATGTCAAAGGATTTTATTGAATCACATTTTAATTTTGTAAAAATTGATTTGGAAAATTTAACGTTGAAATCAATCCTTGATCATTTTCGTCAATTGGTATTTCAAAAGGGGGTGAACATTTGTGTCATTGACCCTTGGAATCAATTGGATCATTCAGCGCAAAAAGATCATTCATATATTGGGCGAATGCTTTCAGAAATAACCCAATTTTGTCAACAAACAAAAACACATTTGTTTTTAGTGGCGCACCCCCGAAAAATGGAATCAATGAATGGCGTTTATCGCGTTCCAACACCTTATGACATATCGGGTTCAAGTGATTTTTTCAATAAGGCCTACAATTGTTTGACGGTGTTTCGTAATATTGGACAACGTACAAAATACGGTTCCGATTCGGTATCAATACACGTTCAAAAAGTAAAGCGAAAAGAAA